TAATAACAACATCATCTATATCTGCTAATCCTGCTGCCAATGTTCCAGTAGTAGTAAATCCTGCTGCTGTAATTGTTCCAGAGGTAGTGTCATTTCCACTATTAATTAAAAATGCGTCATCTACGTTAAGTGTATCTCCACTTAAAGAAATATTTGTTCCTGCTGATAAATTCGTATCATCGCTAATATCAATAGTTCCAAGCGTAATAGCTTGTCCACTTAATGAAAGATAATCGTGAGAACTTGTAACAAGTGTTACATTGGTGCTATTATCTGTTCCTGAAGCGTCTACGCCTAAAGTTGTTCTTGCAGCACCTGCATTTGCGTCATCTACAAGACTTGCTCCAAAGGTTGATATTGTTGTACTGTTGGGTACTGTTAATGATTTTATACCATCTAAATCTGTTACTTCGCTATCCATTAATGCACCAGCAGCTGTTACATTTGTTGCGTCAGTAACGTCTGCACCTGATTCTACACTTAACGCAGACAAGACTTCAGCTACAGTTAACCCTTCTACTTCTGTTCCATCAATTCTAAGAAAATCATTATCTGCAACTGCATCATTAGCTGTTAAAACATTTCCATCGCTAATACCTTTTGTCAAACCTTTTACAAATGCAAGGTTTGTAACTTCAGAATCCATTAACGCACCAGCGCTTGTTACGTTTGAAGTATCTGTTACATCAGCACTTGCTTCTATTGCATCTAACTTATTTTTAAGTGTAGTTGTAAAATTATTATCTGATTGTGTAGCTACAACAAAATCTATATTACCATCTGTGTCATCGTAGGTAACAGAAATTCCTGTTTCTGTACCGTCTAACATACCTCCAACAAAATCTTCTACCTGTTCTTGTGTTAGCGTAGCACTTATTTTTGAATCTAATTGTGTTTGAATATTTGAAGTTACTCCATCTACATAATTTAATTCTGCTGTAGTAGCTGTTACTCCGTCCATTATGTTTAATTCAGAAGCAGTTGCTGTAACGCCATCTAAAATATTTAATTCAGAGGCTGTGGCTGTTACACCATCTAAGATATTTAATTCTGCGGTAGTTGATGTTACACCATCAAGAATATTAAGTTCTGCTGTTGTAGATGTTACTCCATCCAAAATATTTAACTCAGATGCTGTTGAAGTAACGCCGTCTAGAATATTTAATTCTGAAGTAGTTGCCGTAACTCCATCTAATAAATTTATCTCTGCTGTCGTAGCAGTCACTCCATCTAATATATTTAATTCTGATACAGTAACTGTTGCGCCATCTAAGATATTAAGTTCAGCAGCTGTAGAAGTAATAGCAACACCAGCATATTGTAAAGTACCTGCTGATGATATATTAACAGCAGCTGTGCTAAGTTCTAACTTACTAGAATGACCTTCACCGTCTGATACGGCAGTTAAATCTGCTGTTATACCTGCATTACCGTTAGAAACTTGTAGCAAGTCTTTATAAGTGTCTTTTACTCTATTTCCTGTTAATGTCGCCATATATTACCTCAAATTTGCTGGAAGGATAGCTCTCGTTCCACCTGTTTTATCGTTCTTTTTCATACCGTATCTTCTAATTCCTTCTTTATAATTGCCCAAAAATTGTTGTGCCATTTGCGCTTTTACAGCTGACATATTTGGGTCTGAAACTTTTGCTGCTGCATCTAATAATAAGTGACCTTTTACAAAGTCTATTAATAAAGGTTGTAAAACATTATCTAAATCTATTGTGCTTGTTACAGAAGTAATTTTATCTGGTTCTGCATAATAAGAAATTAATAATCCATTTGCAAGAACATCTGTTGTTGATAAAGCAGCATTGTCGCTATGTTCAGCAGCAGTTGTTGATTTATATCCTCTTGTTACAGTTAAAGTATTTCCAGATATAGCTGTAATTAACATCTTTTCACTATCTATTAATAATATATCGTTAACAGAAAACGCAGCACCATAATCTACGGTTACTGAAGTAGTAGAAGAATTTATAGCTCCATTTAATAAATTTCCAGTAGTTCCATCAGCTTGATAAGAAGCTGTGCCACCTATAATAGGAGCTTTATATTTTCCTGTACCAGTCTCTGTAGTTCCTCCATCTCCATCTGCAGAAACTATTGCTAATTTATCTCCTTCAACCCACCATACAAAAGTGTCTGAAGGGTCTTTCCAATTACTTGCCATTTATTACTCCGTGTCTGTTACTTTAATTTCTTGATTAAGTAATCTAGGTACTCTTATATATTCATCGCTATCATTTAAGATACTAACTCTAAATATTTTGTTTATAGTAATATCTCTATCATCATCTAATCCATACCATAATTGATTGTGAATTAAATCTGTTTTACCATATTCCATTTTAGTAGTATATCTACCCATATCTACCAAACCTTGGTTAATAAGATTTATTATATAATTTTCACTAGCGTCAGGAACTGCTTGCCTAACTCTACTTACTATTTCTCTTACCGAAAATTCTATTGCAGCCATTATAAGTCCTCCCAATTTTGTTTAACATCTTCCCAGCTCATAGTAAATGATGCCCACTTTGAAAAAGTAGATAACACTTTACCCCATACTGAACCTATGGAAGATAAAGCTTCTTCTGACCAAGATGTACTTGGAGAAATACTTTGTTTTGTCCAGTTTGTGTTAGGCATTTTATGTACCTGCTATTAATACGTTAACTGTTGCTTCATTAGTGCCATTGTTGTAAGTAGCTGCGTGTATCTGTACATCTGCTTTTGCATTATTGCTTTCAATAGGAATTACTACTCCTTGACCTGGGTCTAGCACTGCAAAAATTTCTCCGCTTAGTGTAAGTGTTACTGTTCCAGGAGAACCAAGTGCACTAACATATTCTACAGCTACAACATAAATATTATCAGGTATGGTACCCGCTGTTACATCAGAAGCTTCTGTCCATCCTGAATCTCCTAAACTGTCTGCACTTGTTGCACTAACAACTGCATTGTTCCAATAAGCAACATCTGATGTGCTGTATGCTTGATTCATAGTATAGCTTCCGCCCCAACTTCTTTCTCCTGAAAAAACATCTAAGTTGTAATTTGTGTAATCTCCAGCTGCACCACCATCGTTGTCAACACTATTATCATTAACAATCTGAACTGATGTTTGTACTCTAATTTCGTTTGCCATTATTTTTCCTTATTATTTAACTATTTGTCCCTGTAAGGACTGTAAAAATTCTTTATATTGTGCATCAATAATTTGATATTGTTGTGTATACCAACCATATCTAGCTGTATCTACAGATAATCTTCCTTGCATTTCTTGTAAATATCCACCAGATATTCCAATCTTTGATTGCATCTCTACCATATAACCTTGTGCAGTATTTAAAAAAGCTTGCACTGCTTGTGATTTTGCTCCACTAAAACCAATTCTTGCTGAAACTTCAGAAGCATATCCTTGAGCTTGTCCTATTGTTGCTTGTGCTTGTCCTATAAAAGCATTACCAGCGTTAACTCTAGCTTGAGCTTCTTGATAATAACTAGCAGCTATTGCTAAAGATGATTGATATTCAGAAATCTTTTGCTGTAAATTGTTAGTATATTCTTGAACTTCTTTATTTATGTTAGAAGAATATGCTTGTAATTCAGAATTATATTTAGTAATTATATTATTATTATCTTGAATTTTAGCTTGCATATTATTAATCGCATTTTGCAACGCAACTTGAGTTCCTTGTTGTCCTTCTTGCTGTGCATCCGCTGCATCCAACTGTGCTTGAGTAATAGCTTTTTGTAAATCAGAATTATGTTTTTGTGATTCTGCAGCTATGTTAGCTTGATATCTTACATTATCTTTATTGAACTCATTTAATTCGTTTTGTATATTTTGAGAAAATTCTTGCAATTCTACACTTGTTCTTGCTTGGTATAAACTTAATTCTTTTTGCGTGTTTTGTTGATATTGCTGTACTTCTTTATTAATATTTTGAGCATACAATTGAATATCGTTACTATATTCTTGCATTTGCTGTGCTTCTGAAGCAGATGTTAATTCTGCATCTTTAATTGCTTTTTGCAATTCAGCTTGATAAACAGCAACATCTCTATTAAAGCTACCTACTTCTTTTTGTATGTTAGCTTGATATTGTTGAACTTCATTGTTTAATCTTCCTAATTGTATTTGAGCTAACTCTGAATCTTCATCTGTTTCTAAAAATGTTTCAAATTGAGTTGTATCTACAGACAAAGTTGGAGGAACAAAATTAGGAACACTTGCAGTAAAACTTACAGAAGCTGTTGATATATCATGAGCTGTAGGTGCACTTGCACTTATACTTAAATCTGATATAGCTACGCTACTTAAACTTAATGTAGGTTTTGTATATGATGGAACATCTCCACTTATATCTGCTTTACTAACACTGCCTACTGTAATTGCTCCTACTGCAGTTGCACTTGCATCGCTATAACTAACTGTTGATAAAGATGGTGCTACTGGAGCTACTGAAGATATACTTAAATCACTAACAGACAAAGCACTAGGCATAGCACTTCTTGCTTGAGTTATTGGAGATGTTGCAGTAGAACTTACTTCTGCTGCTACTTCATCAAACTCTTCGTGTGCTAATAAAATAATTTCATCAACTTTATCTAATTCTGTATTAATTGCATCTAATGCTGTTACTATATCGCTACTGTTATCTGTTTGTGTTGCTAATTCTGCAGCTTCGGCTTTAGCTAAATCAACTTCAGCATTTATTAAATCTGCTATAGCAGGCAATTCATCTAATTCTGTATTCACAGCACTTAAAGCAGTAGTAATGTCTGAATTAGAATGTAAATCATTCATTAATCTTTGTACACCATTTCTTGCTGCATATAAAACTACAGCTGGTTCTGCTTCATCAGGAAAGTTTGTTATAGAACTATCATCATAAGTAACTGCTGAAAAATCTAAATTAATATAAACAACACGACTATCATTAGAAGCTGCACTTTGAGGAAAAGTATTTAATACATCTCCGTGAATTATATAAGCAGGGTCGCTTGTTGTTGCATAATCCATATTAGAAGAATCATGAACCATTCCCATTTTAGATGGAGGTAATTTTCTGCAAGGCATATAATAATTACTATTATTAGCATCTCTTCTTAAAACTGACAATATTTTCATACTTTCTATGTCTTTACTGTCTGTAAAATTAGAATTGCTAGCAATTTCCTCAAGCCTTGTTTGTGGTATAAAATTAATAACTTCTTTACAACCATCTTGCAACCAACTGCTAATAGCAGTAGTGTCGCTTAAGCTTCCTGTTAAGTCTTCTACTTGTACTTGAAATGTTGCCATTATTTTCCTTGTCCTCTATATGCTTTTTTATATTTTCTTAAACTTTTTGTACAAACAAACAGCGCGTCCGTATTTGGTTTCGTTCCGCTTTTTGTATGCTTACTTTGTCCTTGCCTTGTTTTCTTTTCTGTCTTTTTATGAACAGTAAAATTGCTAAATATTTTTCTACGCATTAATAACGCTTAGCTTTTTTATTTTTTTTAGCTTTAGCTTTTCTATAAGCAGCTATACCTTGTTTTGTATACTTATATATCTTTCCACCTAATTTAGGCATTATATTATCCTTTGTGCTGGTCCTTTTCTAGAAACTTTTGAAGCTCCTTCTTTAAGCTTTTTCATTCCTTCTTCTGCGGACAGTGTTCTTATTTCCATTTGGTCTTTTCTAATAGCTGTTGCAAAACGATTATTTTCTCGTACAACAAAATTAGTATTCCATTTAGGCTTTGCCGCTCTTTGACCACAAGAAGGGCAATTAAAAAACCTTTCAGGATTAGGCTCATTACAATGTTGACAATTCATATTATGTATATAGAATTATATAAGCCACTCTTGAACGGTCTAGTTTAACAACCGAAATATCTATAATTGCTTGACTAGTACTATCTAAAGCATTTACTGCTGCTTTAATATCTGCTGCTAAAGAGCCAGATACTGAATCTGCTGCATCACTTATATCGTTAATAACTATTTTTACATTTGAGTTATATACTGCCATTGTTTTCTCCTATTATTTTTTATAAACTTTTTCTGCTCCAGCTATACCGAAGCTACCTAACGTTACCCAGACAAATGAATTATATACATTGTCATTGATAACTAAATTTTGTCCCATTAATCCTGTCACTAAATCAACTATTCCGAACATAACCATAATAGCAAAGGAAACAAATCCTATGATTGCTTTCTCGTTATAATCGTTGTCGTCTTTAAATATTTTCCACATAATTTTTCCTTATAGGTTTCGGAGTGGGAATTAACCCACTCCATAGTACCTAATTAACTATTATGATTGGTCAGCAAATACAACAGCAGTATTTGTAGCAGACACAACGTGTCCGTTTAAATACCATTGTTGACCATTGCAAACAAATTTAACCATAGTACCTGCGATTGGTGTTAAAACACTAACCTTTGAGTTACTATTGTTATCTGAGTCTACAACGTTTGTTACGTCGCCATCAGTGTCATTATGAACTAATCCACCAATAAAGTAGTTAGCATCTGCACCTGTGTCGAATTGCCAATCTTGAGCGTCAGCAGCTGTACCACCATACCAGAACTCGTAACTTAATCCTTGTTCTTCTGCTGGTAAACTAATTACACAGTCTGCAGTAAGGTCAGGCATAACGTGAATTATGCCAGAATCTGCTGCTAAAATTGTGTAAGTGCTTGCGTCTGGTACAAGAACCACTTTTCGTGGTAATGAACCGTATGCTCCACTGTTTTTATTTATGCCATCTGTTTTCATCTTTATACTCCTTCAATGTTGTAAAGAGCGTGAGATTCAGGAAGTGTGATTTCAAGACCTGCTTCAGTAAGAATCATATCTTTTCTCAAATCTTCATCTGCACTTTGTACATTTGTCATAATTTGAGTGTCACGATTTAATCCGTTACCTACTAATGGTCTGTATGCTAACTGACTCATGTCAGCCATAACCATCATTCCACTTGTGATACCTCTGAATAAAGGCTGTTTAACTAAGAACATACTTCCGTGTACAGTGTTAATTTCCATTAACTTGTGTCCGAAAGCACCGTCTACGTTACCCATGTTTACTCTGTAAGGAGCATTTGAGTAGCCTACAGATGCATCAACAAAAGCACCGTCGCCCATTTTGTTAAAAAATGAGATAATTGGCAAGGAAGCCATAACAAGTTTTTCACTTGCTCCGCCTCTTGCTGGGTCAAATATAACCTCTAAGTCGCTTAGTAGTTGGTCATATGTTAACTCTGATTCAGCTAAAGTTCTGTGATAAGCTTTACCTGAAGAGTATGATAATGCTGTTCCAGCACCAACTGGAGCAACATTTTTTAATATGTTTCCTACTAGACCTTCAGTATATTGAACGCCATTGTAACGAGCTTTTTGTCCGAAAAGCATTGCTCTTTCGATATCGATTTTATGCTCGCGTAATTTCTGAGCCCATATTCTATCAAACTCATTCGCATATCCACGATGACGTGTTGCGATTGCTGTGTTTGTTAGTTCACAAGCTGTTTTAAAGATTTGTGTATAACCAAATCCGTCATCTAGACTATCTGAGAAAGTATCTGGTGATGCTGTTCCTTCTTCAAATGATGTACCAATAATTTGGCAAGTATCATCGTCTGAAAGGATATTATAACCAGATGCTCCTGAATTAGCATCAGATAGACCAATTATTCTACCTTGGAAAGTAGAAGAAGCTGAACCCGCTTCTGGTCCAGATTCCACTCTAACTAGCGCTTGAGTGTATCCTGCACTGCCGTCTAAAGTTCCTACTGCAAATACCATTCCTTTTGTAAGGAAGTTTACTGCTGCTCCTGCAGAAGTATCAACGGTAAATGAGTAAACAACGTCTTTAGAAACTGCAGCGCCGCCATTAACATCGGCTGCTAATAAGAAGCTTCTATCAGTGTGATTGATTTGAGTTCTGTTTTCAAGAAATCTGAAAACATTGTCATCAGTCGCAACTTTAGAAACGTTAGCCAAGTAGGTGAAAAAAGGTGATTCTTCTGGAGTAAGTTCTGCAACTCTATCAGAGAAATCATACAATTTTCTTTGGTCTGGAGCTTGTCCATAACCAGCACTTGTAGCAGCAGCTGTAATGTTGGAAGCTTTTAGTATTCCGCTATTTATAGCCATTTTAGTCTCCTAACTATTAATGTTATTTAGCTAGTCTACCACGATTTCCTGCGCTCATAATTCTATCCCAAATTTGGTCTCCTTCAGATTGTTGTGGTTGTTCGCCACCCTGAAGAACTCCTGCTGATTTAGGAACTTCTTTAGCAGCTTTAACAGCTTCTTTGTTTTCATTAGGTTTAGCATTTACACCTTTTCCTTCTTTCCAAACCTTAATTAAGGTTTCTATAGGTAAGTTGGCTTTTGGTGTAGTTGCAAACCTTAAAAACTCTTGAGCCTCACTTGACTCTAGATTGTGTTTGCTTACTAATTCATTTTGTAAATTATTGATTGCCATTTCGTTTTTTAGTCTAGCTAGTTCGTTATCTACTGTTTCGTGTACAAGCTTTTTCTCATTACTTACTCTAAATTTGTAAGATTCTGAGTCTGGCTTGTAATAGGCGTCCCAAGGGTCGAAATTTTCTGGTGTTGTACTTTCTCCAGATTTTTCGCCCGCTACGGATTCTCCAGCAAGGCTTTTTTCAATTACGTCTACCAATTCTGGTCTAGCATTTAACGCATCTTTTAATTGAAGCAAATTTTCAGCTTCGTTTTGAAGGTTTGCGTGTTCTGCTGTTTTTTTGTCGTACATTGACTGAAACTTTTTAGCTTCAGCTTCCCAATCTACTGCCTCAGATAATTCCTCACCTTCTTGCATTGTAGGTTCTTCTGATGAAACTGTTTCTTCCACCACAGACTCTACTATTGGGTCTTGCTGTTCAACCTGTTGTTCTTCTTGTTTTTTTGCCATGTGTTTTTTCTCCTCCTGATTTAGCTTTTACGCTCGGAACCAGTGTTTTTTTGTTTTCTTTCGTTCTCATCAGCTTGTTCCATTTGGTCTACAAGATTGCCCAGTTGCATTACCTTTTCTTTTTCTTTAACTTTAGTAGCAGAAGTAATCTCATTTAATTCTGATTTAAACTTCTCAACTTCTGTACGTTTTCTAGCGTTAACGCTTTCGCGTTCAGATGTCTGTAAGTCACCACTTAGTTTCTTTACTTGATTTTCAAGTTGTTTAATATACTGTTGCATTTGTGCCATTTGTCCTTTTCGCTGAAGAACACCTTCTTTGTCAAAGATTTCGCTTTTCTTCAAAACCTCAACATCATCTACCAAGCCAAGTTTATAAGCATCAAGGTACATATTATATTCTGCAACCTTGTTACTTGGTAAAGTTGAACCTGATATTATACGAATATCATGCTGTCCTATTGAAATATCATTCTCAACAGCTGCTATTTCGTTTGACTTATCATCATACAATTTCATATTTACTGCAAATTCAGTAATACTATTATTTGGTTGTACAATTCTAAAAGTTTTTTGGAATTTATAGTGGTCTTTTGATAAGTTATAAACCACTTGACCTACTTGACTAAGAGATGATTCAATATCTCTTAATTTAGATTTTCCTCTAGACTCTCCCATTTCTGATAAAAGCATTGTACCTCTAACAGATTCAGGAGCTTGGTCTTTAAATCCCTGTAATAACTCTGGAATACCAAAGTTTAAATCTATATATTTTTCTACCCTATCAATTAAATAATAAAATTCAGATGTTAATGGAGCTGGTTGTGGAAAATGTGGGTCGCCAAATTCTGGATTGTATTCAATAACAGCATTTGGGTTAGCCCAATCTTTTTCTAATTGACTTAAATTGTCAACACTTCCTTCTGGAACAAGTAATTTTAGTCCAGCAGCTGATTGAGCGTGCGATAAGGTTAAAGAGAAAAGCTTATTTAAAAGCCTTTGAGAGTCTTTAACCTTATTCACATCTGACTTAGGATAGGGAGTGTTAGTCCAAATGTTTGCAAAGGGAACAATTGGATATATGTCAGTATCTAAAACACGCTCATATAATAATACATCGCCTATAGAGCTACATTGCATAATTCTTGTTTGCATAACTTCTTCTACTTCTATTGCCCCGTCTGCGATAGCTTGAACATTTTGTTCTTCCATTATCATATTTGCATATATTTCAGCATTAATAATTTTTTCTGCTCCACTAGATGTATTAAACAATCTATAAAAAGGAACTCTAACTTTATAAAATCTATCAAGAATTTGATATTTTTGATTTACTTGATAATCTAAATTCTTTGTTTCTGCGGGAGTTAATACATTTTGACTGTTTTTTCTACTAGAAGAAGGATAATCATCTCCATATAAACTATCTTTTGAAACTTCTATATCATCAATAGATTCTTCTAATTGAGGATATAAGTCTATTACTTGTTGTCTAGTGAGAAACGTAGAAAGAATAATTCCAGAAGCATCTTGAAAAAACCTGTCTCGAGATGCAGGGTCTACATATACCCTAAAAGGGTCAACGTGCGTATATTTAATTTCGCCTCTTCCGTAGTCTGCTTCTGGGTCTAGATATACATACATATATCCTAATCCTTGAACTGCATAATCGTGAACTACTTGCTTAAATACAGAATCTCCTCTGGATATATCCCAAATGTATTCTAATATTGTTTTCCAAACATTTGCAAGTTTGTTATCTGAATCTTCTCTACCAATAGCAGAAAATCTTGCAGGTTGAGCTGTAAGTAAAGATTTAAGTTTATCAACTGCAGCATAAACTCTGTCAATAACAAAATCTGCTTGACCTACTGATGATAATGCATTTGATTCTTCTGTAGTATAATGATTACCTAATACAAAATCTACAGCATCTCTTGCTTCTATATCCCAACTTTGTCTAGCATCTCTCCATCTTCTGTAGAGTTCTCTAGTTACCTGCGGCTTTGATTTGTTTGCGTCGTTTGTGTCGTATGCGATTTTAGACTCCCAATTTAATTTTATGTCTAAAATAATAAATTTACGACGTCTTTGTCAACAATTATTTATATTTTTTGTCCAGTAACCCAGTTAATTGCCCTATTTGTAAGGCTTTTTTCTCTTTTTTCTAGTTTTTCGCTTAATTTACTTATTTCTATTGCTCCACTTTTAGGAGGTTTTGCTGTTGTTACTGCATACCATAATCCATCAAGAAGGTCATCATTTCTTCCTTTTGGAAATTCAAACATCTCATCTACCAAGTTTTCGTGTTCTTGTTTTATAAATAATTTTCTTCCATTTACAATAGGACATAGTAAAGCTTCTATTCTATCTTCTTTTTTAATACCTGCAGGAGGTCTAACTCCTTGAGAAAGACCTGGAGCTAGCTTTCTATCACTTCCAGCTAATTTATTAACGTGGTCTTTAATTAATCCTTGTGCCCCAACTTTTTCTACATTAACTCTTTTAACTGGATGATATTGTCTAGCTTTATCAATAATAACTCTTGGCATATCATATAAAGGAGAATGTTCTCTATAATATTCTAAAACATAAATATTTCTATCGCTATCTATAGCAATAGTCATTATAACTTGATAGTCACTTCTTGAATTATGTTCATAAGCCAAGTCAACTCCCATATAAATATTAACAGGAATAGCTGTATCTTCAATCATCATATAATTAAAACCGCCTCTTTCTTCTACGTGACCTCTATATTTATTAATTCTATTTATTTTAAATTTAGCTGTTTCAAGGTCTCTTGCCTCATTCATATATTCTTGAGCAAACTTATGAACAAGTCCCATATCAGAGAACCTTGCTTTAATGTCATCTAATTTTTTCTTTGTAAAATAACTAGACCATAAAGGAACTCCATCAACCATAGCTTTTTTATACAAAACAGTCCAAGGAGATTTTCTCTCTTCTTTTTCTGCATCTAAATGCCCGTCATATACTCCTTGTAAAAATGAATCATAATGAACAATAGTTCCAATTAACCAAATAGAACCTTCATTTCCTTTTGAATTTTCTAATGCTGGTTCTACAGTAGACATTACCCATTCTTTAATTTCTCTTCTTCTATCAGGTGTTTTAGTATTTAACTCTGATTCAAAGTCATCAAGAATAATATTTGTATAACGAAGACCTAATTGTGAACGACCACGCAATCTTTGAGATGTTCCTTTTGCTATTACCCTATCTCCTCTTGCTGTTGTAAATTCTTTTTCTGTCCATTTACTTCCTTTTAAATCTCCAAAGTAATAATTTAATGCAGGATTTACATCTATATGGTTTTGAATATATTTAATATGGTCTATAGCCTGAGATTGTTCTTCTGATACCCAAGCAATAAATTGTTTCTTTTCTGGAGGGGCAAAATATAATTGATATAACAAAGCTGTTTTAGCTAAAGTAGATTTTGCATGACCTCTAGGCAATATAATGCATATACGCTTTTCATCGCCTAAAAGCAAATCACTTAGTTCGTATTGATAAGGTGCTGGAGAAGATTTCATAAAATCCTCTGGCATAAACATTTGACCAAAGGTAATAATATCTTTTTTTGCTAACTCTAAAGCTTTTTCTTTTTGAGATAGGTCTGGAGGAATAATATTAAATTTTTCAGGCTTCTTTGAATTCTTTTTCATAAACCCTGTCTAACATAGTTAATGTTTTTCTTGAATGCCAATCTCCATCTGGAACTTCTGTAAAAGAAGATGAGCTTTGCCATAATACAGGACCTGCAACATATATCCAGGCTTTTTCTTTATTACCGTTATCTAAATCAACATCAACAGTTGTTCTAATATATAAACCTGTATCTACACTTTCATACTGGTCATACATATTAAGTTCTTCATCTGAAACATCCATTAACTCAACAACGGCTCCTTTTCCTTTTTCGTTTTTAATAACAGCTGGAAAAGACTGATGTCCTGGAAAAACCAAACTAAATCCTTTTACTTTTCCCTTATCAGGATAATTTCTTCTTAATGTTCCATATACTGCAAGTCTCATTATGAATACCCTACCTCTCTTGGTATGCCCAAATTTGTTATAGTAAAATCAACTGAATACATAGTTAAACAGTTAATACATTTAATTTGAGTACAATCCTCTTTATCTATGTCCCAAATAAAAACTCCTGTATTTTTGAGTTTAGACGAACAAATAAGACATTCTTTATTTTTCGCTATCTCTTTTAACTTCTTGAAGTTTTTTGACTTGTGACCCTTGAATTGCATTTAATTGCTCCTGTGTAAAACCTTGGAATAATGTAATAGATTCTGATTTCTTTTCAGTATCCATCATTCCAGAGATTTTCATTAATGTTGTAACTGCTGTTAATTTATCTCTATCATTAGCATCTGGCTTATCAATAATAGCCCTCATTTCTTCTAAAAGGTATAAAGGAGTAATTTCAGCCTCATTTAATACTTTATCTATTTCTTCTCTAATCAAATTTTTCACCCTATCGGTTTTAAGCAACAATTTTGCTTGTGAAGCTGCATAAGATTTTTTCTTACTAGGAAAAGCACTCATATAAGCTTCTACTACATCATCTCCTTTTGCTACATACTTTGCAAAAAGAAATTCTTTTTCTGTTGCTTTTGTTCTTTCTTTCTTACGTACCGAGGGAGATTTCCCATCTTTAGCAAAGGTATGCATATTAGTACGCATTTCTCCCTCAATAGTAACATTAGGACCACATACAAAAGAACCTATAATAGTCCTAATGAATGTGGTCTCTGTTTTTCTGTTAGGTCTTTTTAACACTCCAAGATGTAGTACTTGGCAAACTTGTCCATCATCTGTCACAATCCAGTCATCTACTGAAGCGTGTCTCCAATCTTTACATAAACTGACTGAAGGATGATATTCTCTAAATTCATCTACATTTTCAAATAGATATTTAGTTACACCATTTACCTTTCTTGTCTTCATTAAATTACCTATTTTTTCTCTTTCTCGTCAAGCTCTTTCTTAACATCAAGCTCTCCTACTACAAAAGCAATGTATTTATTCAAAAGCCAGCGTTGTTCAGATACTTGCTGTTCTAGTCTCATCATAGACGCTGCTATTTCATTAGCTCTAGAATAATTTGCTTTAGCATCTCTTGAAAGAGAGTCATATTGGAAAGAATATTCTTTTCCATCGTAATTCATAGTAAGTTCATTATCTTTAGAACTTTCTACTACTTTTCCTTTTTTAGCCATATTTTCTCCTATATTATAGCGGGTTTACTGTTGGTGGTGCAAAGTCTTCTAGCTTTCTATGTAAAGACTCCAATATCTCTACATCTGCTACATTATGCTCATATACATATTTTAAAGACTTTTTATCGCCCCATCTTGCTTTTTGCCAGTATTCTGGTTTGATTCTTGTTTTTCCATCAATACCAAAAAATTCTGTAGCTGCCTGCAATGAAGACCTATGTAGTTTTAATTTAGACTTAACTACGTAATAAAGGTCTTTATGCGACTTTGTTTTGTATAAAGGGAAGTGAGTTCCGTGATATAGAGCTCTAGTTCGAATAAACGGAATATCAAACCTAGTTCCGTAATATGTCATAATAACATCATATTTATTCATTTCTTCAACTAACAGTTCTACAATACGTGCATCAGACTTATCAGACATAAGTTCTTCTCTGGTAATACAAGCTCCAGCTACTTTCTTATCTCCTCTGCCTTTTATACACCAAGATAACATTACATCTATATTTGCACTAAATCCAGTAGATTCTATGTCTAGATATCCAATTGTCTTTTCGTGACCATTTACATATCTTTTAGGTTTTCTAAAACCTAGAGATTCTATTTTACGAGTAACTGCCTTATATGTTCTATTATATCCAGCTTTTCTACATTCCTGATATAATACAAACGCAGACTTGTTTGTTTTCTCGTATTGATGTAATATTACTATTTCTTCATCTGTCCACAATTTTGATTTAGCCATTACTTACTCCACGCAGACGAAAAGAGTTTTTTCCATCCATTAGCTACTCTTTCCCAAAAGGTTAGCTTTTTAACGGATTTTTTTCTTGTTTTCTTTTTTGCCATTATTTACCCCATTTCTGGTTATTGACTATTAACGCCATCGCTGCATATATAGCAGTGTCTAAAAACGCGTCTTCGATTGGTTCGTTCTGTGCTTCGAAGTTATGTTTCGTTGAAAGGTTAACTAGTCTGTTTATCTTATCATTTAACCTTACTATAATTCCTAGTAAAGCCATATTGATTTCTTCTTCGTTTTTAAGCGAAGTTCCCATAGCAATGTTGCCTGGTCCGTAATCAAATTGTTTTCTGCAAAATGTTAAATACATATCGTTTAACACTTTTTGAAGGTTTTCTTCTGTTTCTGGGTAGTTTTCTTTAATATAAGCTACCGTATCTTCAGCTGTAGATGTTTTTTGAAGCATATCTGTTATTACTTCGGAACCTTCTGCAACTTCTCTTAAGATTTCATTATCATCCTTACCCTTGATATATATCGGGTCATTTAATGAACCTTCTATTTGTTGTAGTTTTTGTACCATATCCTTATCGCCTTCTTTTTTTGCTTTTAATATCCTTTTTGTGCTTTTTTCCATAAGTAGTCTCCTATCCCTAGTTGAAATAAACCATTGCTAATTGCTTCTATTGTCCTTTCATCGTGCTCTAAACCGCAGTTATAGTGAATTGAATGCAATATTTCGTGAATTAACGTTTCTTGTTGTCTTGATTTTTCTATTTTACTATTTATTAAAATAATATTATCTTCTACTAAATGTCTTCCGTACAATACCTTATCTTGTTCTCCAGCGCATAGTTCTTCAAGGATTATTATGTAATTATGTCCTCCTATATTCATACCCATACTTTTATTTTTCATTAGTTTTCTCCCTTATTTTCTAATTGTGTATGGAATCTACGCTAAAAATGGTACACAAGTCAACAAAAAGATTAAAAAAAGATAAAAAACTCGACGACATTTGGAAATACCCAATGTTCTATGTTCGAATTAAAAATAATTGTTGACCAAAACAAGCATATTCACTAAATTATACAGTCTTTAGACGGTTAATGTTCTATGTTCTAATAAATATTAAATCTGTTAAAAAAGAATTTTAAATAATGTTCGATGCTCAGAGAGAGCCCTTTTTAAATTTTACCCGCCGAAATTTTTTCAAACCCGTTTTACGCCATATTTAAGAATATTACCCCCGAAATCTAACCAATGTTGAAAAATTGCCCGAGATTGTGTGTGCCTTTTGTTCACCCGAAGAGGGATGGGTCTTTTTTTGATTGAAAATTGCTTTTTTTAGTTGAAAATTGAAATTCCTATATAATAGGTTATTTTTTATGTTTTTGCCTATTGTCAAGGTTTTTAATGATTTTTTTTTATGTGTTTTCTCGTCATAGAACTCAATTTATTTTACTTTTTTTGAATTATTTTCTTGCATTTCTCATAAAAGTTATAGTAGAATTTGGGGTATCAGAAATACTTGACAATTGGGTTCACAGGCACATAAGCCACCGACTATGCATAGCGTAGGGGGCAAACAAATGGTGCTAAAATGGACGGCTTGAGAATTAATTCAGGCATAAACTTACAAATAGCACCCAAGTTATTGACTAATTCAGGTCATTTTAGAGGGACTTTTGAAGGGATACCTAACTTATGGCGGAAGCTAAAAAGAAAGGTGGCACTGTTTCAAGAGTAGTCTATGATAGACAAATGTCTAACTTGGACGCGTTAGGGAAGCAACTTAAGTTGTCTCCTCAACAAATCCAAGCTATGAAGGACAATTATGCTGCTGACCACCATGTCAAAGGCACAAGAGTTTCTTCATCATTTGTGAAACTATCAGAAATGAATAAAGGTTATGCTTCAATGTTAACCGATATTCAGGAACGTATGGACAAATTCAATGCTTTAGTTCGCAAGGACGGAGTAAAATTTGCCAAAGTTCAGACTC